AAAAGACCACGGTGGGTCAGCATAAATTACATTATATTTTTTAGTAGTATCCATATTGTCAGTATTAAAATAAAAAAAACTTTAGTATCAATTCTTGTCATTGCAATTCTTTGACCCCATTGAAAAGATATAAAGACCGTAAGATATAAAAGTATTAAAGATGGTATCATCCGAAAAATGCCTCTAAACTTGCTTTTGGTTCAGGTGTCCACCCGATAGGTTGTAATATAAATCTAATAGGATCAAGCAATGTTTTCTCAAATTGTAATTCATAATCAACATAATCTTTTAATTTAAACTCTTTAGGTAGTTCAGTTACATAACTAATCACATCAAACTTAAATGGATTTGCCTCTAGTAATTTAACAAATTTAATTTTATCACCTTCTTGTATCAACGGATATTTCTTTTCTAATCCAAATTGTTTTATTTGATGATTATAAATTAAAGCACCTTTTACGTGAATAGGTGTACCTTTGATAAACACATCACTTGAAGAATAATACTTTTTCATATTATTACAACTTCTAGGAAACGATACTGACTCAGCAGGTAAATTTAAAAATTGTTTTTTAGTTTCTTTAATAAACTTATGCAAATCATTTTCTTGTTTAGACATTATAATCTTAATCGCTTCTTTAATTTTTGTTCTACAATATTCAGGCGTAGATGATTTAACTGCCTCAATACCCATAATCTTTAATTTAGGTTCATCAAATGTAATTCCTTCTTCATCTAACACATTTAACATATATCTTTTTTTAGCAGTCCATATACCTTTATCTGCGATTACTTCTCGTTTCATAACCATTTTATTTTCAAATGCGTTAGTATATTCTGCTAATTGTTTGAAACATTTATCTAGGAAAGGTTCTATTCTACTTTCAACAACTTTGTTTAGAAACTTTAGTGTTTGTTCTTTTGTTTTATCTTTACACACTTGTTGAACAAGTTTATCCATAGTAAGATAAATTGAATCTGTATCGGATGCCACAATATAATCTATCTTATCGTGTGTCTTTAATATTCTATTCATATATTCATTTACATTTTTCTCTATAAAACGAATAACAAATTGACCTGCAAGTGTGATTGCCATTGCCTGTCTTACATCATAATATCTAAAGTATTGATTGCCGATGGCACCGTAAGCACTATTTAATGCAATCTTCTTTGCCCATTGTATATTATGACAACGAGATATTTCTTTTACAAGATTAGGGTCTTTTGTTTTGTTATATTCTTTTTTCGCCTCTAACATTTTCTTTTTAAACTTAACACGATCATTATACATTTTACCTAATAGTTTAGGTAGGAAACCTTCACTATCAGTTTTGAATAACGCACCGTTAGGTGTTATCGTTGCACCTTCTGTTTTAAGATATGTTAGAGGCGTTGATTCATTTAACATCTTGTTCACCGTAATCCCATTTGATTTCATACCAATAATTTTTTCTGGAGAAATATTATATTGCATAATCAAATGCGGATATAGTGAGTTGATGTCAAACGAAACAATCCAGTTGTGCATACCTACTAGTGGATCTTTTACATATGCGCCAGGATACTTTTCATCTTTTATATTATCTTCTTTTGGTGGTATAACAATGTTATCTTTACGTAAGAAGTTATATATTAGTGTATCCCAAAATCTTACTTGTGAAAATACATCTTGGTAATTAATCTTTGCTTCATAAGACATATTCAAAATTAATTCAATTAGTTTTAATTTATCTTCTAGTTTATCAACAATTTCTACGTCTTTGATGTTGTAATCTACAAACGATTGAAAGTCTTTTGTATACCAATCTCTAAATGTATCATAAGGGTTTTCATCTTTTTGTAAACCTAATTCTACTTTACCTATATGATCTAACTTATAACTTTCTTGTCTAACAGGTATAAACTTTTTATATAAGTCTAGGTAATCTAACATTGCAATACCATATAAGTCATAATACAATTGCGATCTACCTCTTACAACTATTTCTTCGGTGCCTACTAAATTCCAAGGCGATAATCTTCTTACAACTTTTTCATCTGTAAGTAATTTAATTCTATTACATAGATAAGGTAAATCAAAAAACTTTGTATTCCAACCTGTGATTACATCTGGATAATTCTTCATCCAAAATTTCATAAATTCCATAATCAAAACTTTTTCTGACTTACATCTTATATAAGTTACATCTGGTCTATCAGTTTTAAAGTCACCTGTGCCCCAAGTTATGATCTGTTTGTTAGATTGATTTTTAACCGTAATACAAAGTAATTCTTCTACTGGATTTTGTACATCAGGAAAACCGTTTTCAGCACTACACTCTATATCAAGTGTAAATATTTTTATATGATCTTTTGACCACTCTATATCTTCAGGATAATTATCAGCAATATACTGATATTGATAACGATCCATACCAAAGATAGGTGCATTTTCTGTATTATAACTTCTTTTAAATTCTCTTGCTTTTTTGATACTACCAAATTGAATAGGTTTTAAAGATTGACCTGTTAGTGTTTTAAATTCTGTATCTTGTTGTGAGATAGCATAAAGAGTAGGACTATAATCAATCTTCTCTTTAAATTCTTGTCCTTCGTGTATACCTCTAACAAGAAGTTTGCCGTGATGTTCTATTACACTTTTATAAAAGTTCATTATCTCTTAATCTCACCGTTAAATTATCTAATTCTTTTGTCAATTGTATCTGACAACTTAATCTACTTACACCTTCTTTATAACCAGGTTCATATTCTAATAAAGATTGTTCTAAACCATTTTGTTTTATAGGAAGAATATGTGTCCAAGCATTTGTCAAATATATATGACAAGTAGCACAAGCACAATTACCACCACAATCAGCAGGTATTTCTCTAATATCTGCTTGTCTAGCCGCCTGCATTAAAGTAGTTCCTTCTTCAACTTCAACACAGACTTTTTCATTATTAGTCCGTATAAAGTTTACCGTTATCACTTCTTCAACGTAGGTATATTTGTTTCTGTTATTAAACTTGATTTAGGTGTTATAATCTTACTAGTATTTTGTTCGTAAGATTTTAATATCTCATCTTTAGGATCAGTTATAAAAACAATTTTGTCTTTATTTAATGTAACCTTTTCTGATTTACCAAACGCATTGTACAATGACATCATCAATTGTATTGGTTTACCTGGTCCTAGTTGTTGAGGAATGATGACGAAAGGTTTATCTAACTCTACGTTTTCGCCACTTGATTGTTCTACTTTAGCAATTACATCTTCGCCAGTAGAAAGTCTTAATACTTTAATTTCACTTGCCATAATATTTCTCCTTATTATATAGTTATATCACACATTAACGCTTTTGTCAATGTTATTTCTTTTCAAAACCAACTTTATCTGGTTTACCTTCTTTTTCAATAGGTCTCAATCTCTTACTTAATACAAAAGTTCTATTAGGATTGACAGCAACATTCATTTGTCGCATTAAATCTCTATTAACTAATAAGTCTGAACCTGATCTAGGTCTACTATCTAATCCTACTTCTATGTTAGGGTATGTAAATCCGTTAAATGTAAGTGTCATTAAAACGGTAGGTCTTGTTTCTGATGGTTCATTTGTTGCATTTGATCTAAAGACTTCGCTTGTACCGTGTTTAGGTTTGGTATATATTTTACCATCATACTTCCATTTTACAACTTTGCCTTTAGATTCAATTATTTCATCTGCGTGTAAAGCACAAGCAGCCGAACCGTTACCTGTATCAAACTTAACTCTTACTTTACCTATTTCATCTATGTCCATAGTTTCTAACCAACCACATTCAACAAGTGATTGTCTATCCCAATGCGATCTGTCTGATACCCAATCAACAACATAAGACATCATTTTTTCGCCATCAATTCTACCTGATGGTTCTGGATCAGAATAATAATCTTTATATTGATAACCTTCGTAATCTGCACCTGAACCAGGACTACCGTTTACTTCTAACACGTATGGTTTACCTTTGTAAACAATATGATCTACACCACACATATATGCTCTGGACAATCTAGCAGTTTTTAAAACTAATTCTATTTCTTCTTCACTTAATTTGTATGGTTCTGCCTCGGCACCTCTATGTGTATTTGATCTAAAGTCATAAGAGCTGTGAGTTCTTTTTGTACTTGCAAATATTTTATTATCTACTACAAAAGTTCTTACATCAAAATCAGTTTTCATATATTCTTGTATTAACATTTCTGCTTTAAGTTTCCACATTGCCTGAACAGTTGCAACAAGACCTTCATAGTCATTTACTTTTATTACACCAACACCTTGTGTACCTGTTAATGTTTTTAATATGACAGGAAACTTACCACCGATTTTATCTAATGCAGTTTTTAAATTTTTCTCATTTGAAACATACGCAGTTCTAGGTGTAGGTACACCAAACTTTTCAAATAATAATGCTGAAGTTAATTTGTTATCACAAGTAAGCATTGCTGCTCTTGTGTTTAACATAAATGCTTGTGAGTTTTGAAAGGCAGATATTAAAGATAAACCACCTTCATCTTCTAATGCACCACCTCTAACAATACAAACGGTATCTTTACCTATGAAAGTATGTTTAGCACCTTTACCGTCATAGTTATAAACCGTTAAGGTATTTTTATCTTCGTCTTTGTCTGTGATGATAGTTGATTTTGTATTTACTATAATACACTTAAAACCTTTTTTATCACACGCTTTTGATATAAGATCAGCAGTTGTGTTTTCTTTAGGGTCTTTAGAATCTGCAATAGTAATTAAAGCAAACGTAATAGGTTTCTTTTTACGTTCTAAATCTTGTTCTACAAAAAATTCTTTAAACTTTGGTATTTGCATTTTCGCTATCTTCGTCTGTTACTTTTTTTCCTATGTTATATTTAGCAGATAAGTTCCATTCTTTTTTCTCTTTAAATGGTAAAACTTTAATCTGACTTAAAGGCGCCTTGTTATCTGCGTCTTCTTTTTTAACTATATCAATTAAGTTCCAGTCTTGTAATAAAATAGCGATTGTATTTCTTCTTTGTATATCGTTCTCAACAAGTGTTGCTTTTTTGCCATCTAAAGCAAAAAGTTCTTTGAAATGTACGATATAGTATTTACCTTGTTTGTGTAATATATGACACGATTGAAATAGTGTTTTATCTTTACGACTTGCAACACCTATTCGTGTCAAAGTTTCTCTAACCTTCAGAAAATCATCAGGTTGTTTTATGGTGACCTCTAGCATACTCTCTGGCGACCATTGTATTTCTTCACTCATCTTTTTCTCCCACCTTTATATAAGGCTTCTTTAATATCTTCAATTTGTTTATTTGTAAGTATGCCCAAAGCCTCTCTTGCTTTTTCATTACTATAGCCAAAATACTCTTTCACATACTCTAAATTTGCCAATTTGGATTGTTTTAACCATCTGCCACCAAATCGTTTTTTCTTTCTAACACTATTTATTAAAAACTGAAATTGTATTTTGTTATCTAGGAAGTGATAACCATTCATTTCATTTGCTTGTGGAAGTGTATCCCAAAACATAGATAAACAACGATTAATTATATACGCTGGATATTTTTTTATCCAGGTTTCATCTGACTTCATCAAGTCTTCTTTAGACTCATTGATTGCTTTTAAATAATCTTTTAATTCATACATAATTTACATCTTAAAAAAAGTGTTAAAACTAATTGCTATCCTTTCTTTGCTACAATTCATATCTTCACTAGAGCCGTGTAGCAACCAACTAGGCCATAGTAGTAGTAATCCTTCTTTGGGTATTATTGAATATATATCATAATTATCAGAATTATTATTAAAATATGTTTGAATTTGTAAAAAAGGATTAGGATTTTTAAAGTAAAGTTTACTGCTATCACTATCACATTTTAAAAATATTACACCAGATATTAATGAGTGAGGATGTGTATGCCAATCTAATTTACTTTTTTCTTTTTGTACATTATACCAAGAGTTTGTTATACGTAAATTTGTTTGATAACCTATTAGTTCAGCACATTCTAATATTTCACTTTGTATCTTATCTTTTATTTCTTTAAAGTTATTTAAAAATCCTTGGTTAGGATCAGGATCAAAAGTACAGTTAACATCACCTGAAAAAAGTTCATTTGTTTTAGATGTATTATTGTTTTTAATAAAATCTAGTAACATTTGTATTTCTTCATCATTTAAAAAATTTAATTTTTCATAAATTGATGTGGTAAATAAAACTTTTTTGTTAATCATATAAACACTGGTCCTTCCATAAAATAGGTTAAACTTTTTCTTTCACCTTTTGTAACAGGTGTAACTTTATGATGTAAATAAGACTTGAATAATATAGCACTACCTGGATTAATAAATTCTGATACTTCATATTCACTATTATTATAAATCATAAACTTGCCACCTTCAAACTTTTGTGTTGAAAGATTTATTATAAATGTTAATTTTATATCATAATTTGATGACCTACTAGTATCTGTATGGTAATCATATTTTGATTTATTAGTTTCTGAATATTTACTTAATAAAAATGTATTGTTATTGTTTTTCGGAAATAGATTATACCCAAATTCTCTAAATGCTGTAAAGTAAACATTTTCTAAAGTTGGTAATATTAGATCATTTAATTTATGTAATGAAATTACTTTTACTTCACTATTCTTTTTTAAATTACCATTAGAATCTGTTGCTGAATAAATGTTATCTTCAAAATTATCAAAGTTGTTATCTATAAAATTATTGAGGTTAGTGATCTGTTTATCATCAATCAGTTTATCCCAAAACCAGTAATCAATATTATTCATTATTTTCTCAAATGTTTTCGGTGACCTTTATGAGAACCCATATAATAATCACCTGGTTCATAATCCCAAACTTTACCGTGATGTCCTCTAATATCAGCCCAAAACATTCTTAATTTGACTATACAAGTTCGCCAAAATGTTCTTCGTGCCATCTTTTACTCCACTATTATGTTATTTGAATTTGCAAGTTGCCATTATTTCTGTCAAGCAAGCAACCATATTTATCTCTTGGTCAGCGACAAAAGCAGATTTATATTGATATCCTGCTAATAAAAGTATAGCCTGTGGTACTGATTGAGGTTGTAGATGATCTTTTAAAGAATCATAGATCATTCTGAATAAGTCTGTTGGTTGTAAACTTAAATTGTTAACAACCCATTTTCTTGTTTCATTAAAGTCCTTCTTCTTCAAAGATGTAAATAAACTCTTAATATCTGCTTCTTTTTGATTAAAGAATATACCACTATCAATCTTACCATTTACTGAATATCTTTGTAATTCATTGATAGTTTTTCTGAAATCTGGAAAGTGCTTTTCAATTAGAGTTGCCAAGACCTTCTTATCATATGGTACTTTGTTCTCATCAAGTATCATACCTAGTCGTTTCATCAGCGATTGTGCTGATTTAAGTCTTTGACCATTGACTATCTTAAAGTCAATTTGAGTTAATCTACTTCGTAATGGTTCAATAAACTTGTAAGGATAATTACAAGTCATTATAAATCTACAATTCTCAAAAAATGTTTCAATGAAATTACGCAAAGCAGGTTGAACAGACTCAGCATTCATATAATCTGCCTCGTCAATTATGACTACTTTGTGTTTAGATTCAGCATTAAAAGATACCGTAGAAGCAAAGTTTTTAATTTTGTTTCTTAATGTATCAATATGCCTACCTTCATCTGAACCGTTTATGATAATATAATCAGCATTTAGTTGTTCACATAAAGCACGAGCAACGGTAGTTTTACCTGTGCCTGCCGTACCTGACAACAACATATTAGGTATTTCTTTTTTCTTTAGAAATTCTAAAAATGTTTTTTTAGTCTGATCTGGTAGAATACAATCCTGTATTGTTTTAGGTCGGTATTGTTCAACCCATAAAAAATCTGCCATTGTCTAACTCCTTAAAATTCAGAGTCAGGTTCTAATGCGATCCAATACTTAACAGGTTTGTTCCTGTTTACGAAATGACTAATCTTTTGTTGAGATATTTCTACATCATAGTCATCACCGATAATCTTTAAGTTTTCTGCTTTAAAGTAAGCATTAAACTTCTTATCAGTTTCACCTATGATTTCTGAATAATCATTTGAAGATTTATTTTTCTTGTCTGTAGCAACTAACTTAATATTTTTGCCATCACCTACAACTGCTACGTCTGGTAAATTTAGAGTAGTAATTGCTTTTTGTAGATTTGCAAAATCATTTTTCTTTAAAGTAAAAGATACATACTGATCTGGCATATTGATTGCTTTTGTTGGTGCAACAATAACTGACTTATCAGCAAAGAAATATTTAATTGCTTGTTTAGAATTAGCGGATGCTATAGTAACATTTGAACCACCATTAAATTTTAATGCAGGTTTTTCAAATAACTCAACTGCTCTTAAAAATTCTGGTAAGTCATATATAGCAAACTCACTCTCAAACTTCTCCGTCACCTCTGCTTCTGCCAAGATGTTTTTCATTGTGGAGATTGTTTGAATTGTATTTCCAGGTTTAACTAGAATATTCTGGTTAATATCTGAAAAGTTTTTTAACACCGATAAAGTGTCTGTACTTATATTCATAATATATTCACTCCTTCATAATTTATATTAGTCATTATATACTAAAAAGGCGAGGAAGTCAATGCTGCCTCGCCTCTGGTAGATTAAACTATTTAATATCAATAGTTTTAGCTTTTCTATGTTCAGGTACAATCCTTTCCATAGACACTCTTAAAAGACCATCTTTCAGTTCAGCGCCTTTAACTTCAACGTCATCAGCGATTGTGAAAGCTTTAGAGAAGTATCTTTTAGCGATACCTTTGTGGATTACTTCACCATCTTTAGTATCTTCCTTCTCGTCTTTTTTAGATTTTACAGTAAGGATACCTTCTTTAAGTTCTACTTCAATATCCTTTTTATTGTAACCAGCCAATGCGATCTCAATGTCGTATTTGTTATCCGCTGTTTTCACTATGTTGTAGTGAGGAAACGCAGGTACAGATGTAAAGAAATCGTCCTCAAACATTCTTTCAAAATGGTCAAAGGCGTTATCAAAACCTACTGTTACTGGTCTTAATTGATTGAAAAGTTGTATTGCTCTATTAGTCATTATAACCTCCTATTGTTAAGCAAAGTTACTTTTAATATAATGACAACCCATAATGGCATTGTCATCTTTATTTATATAATCATTATTATATAAATGTCAAGCCACTTTGTTTTTCACGCAGTAAAGTGGCAAAGCTGCGTTTTGCGACACCGACAAATTCTATGTCGGATCTTTTGCGTGAGGACTTACGAATAGCCTCAACATTATATATTTATATCACCAGCGCAAAACTCTTAATATCCTCTTATTCTTGCTAATTTTTTCATTCTCTTTTTAACATTAGCAATATTTTCCTTCTTTTTTCTTCT